AAATATTGGAATCCTAAAATAGATAAAAAATTTTCACCAGCAGAAGTTGCTAAGAATTGGAAAGAGAAGAAAACTATAATGGGTTGGGAGTGGTAATGAATAAATTAACTGAATGGTTAGTTAATCCATATATTAAAGAAGATATAAATTTACCAGTAAAAGTTGGTGATACTATTCTTGTTGGTAAATTTAAAAACAAGAAAATGATTGTTAAAGATATTGGTATAGATGATCACGGTATGCCAACGATTAATGGTAGGAAAGCTACAACATTTAGATTATATAAAGATGAATCAGATCATGAAGAAGTTACTATAACAGAAGGAATATATGATCCTGGAATTTTTAAAGCTGTGTTTTTAGCAGGAGGGCCAGGTAGTGGAAAGTCATATGTTGCTAGTGGAATATTTGGAATTCCTGAAAAAGTTAATATATCATCATATGGATTAAAAGTTGTTAATCAAGATACTGAGTTGGAAGCATATTTGAAAAAGTATTTTGGTACAACGGATTTAGATAATATGCCCGATGATTTATTTAGACAATTAACTGATCCATCATACTCGGCGTATTCAGGACTTAGAGGTCGAACAAAACAAATTAGTAAACAAAAATTAAAGATATATTCAAAAGGCAGACTTGGAGTTATAATTGATGGAACTGGCCACAAATATAAGGATGTAAAGGCAGAACGACAGAGTTTGATTGATTTGGGTTATGATACTTATATGGTATTTGTAAATACAAGTTTGGATGTAGCACAAAAAAGAAATGCGGAAAGATCAAGAAAATTACCATCAGAGATTGTAGAAAAGTATTGGAAAGATGTACAAAAAAATATGGCATATTTTCAAGGTTTATTTGGAAATGCTAATTTTTTATTAGTTGATAATAATGCTACATTAAATTCAAAACAAGCACAGAAAAAATTTAATATGTTAGTTACTAAAGGTGTTGGTAAGTTTATTAAAAAACCAATAAAAAGTAAGATAGCTAAAAAGTGGATAAAAAAACAACAGATATTAAAGAAAATTGGTATTAAGGAATTTGAAGTACCATCACCGAGTCGTAAATTAGTAAAGAAAAATAAAACTGATAAAATGAGTGGTTATAAAAAAGTAAATGAAGCAACGAAAATAAAGAAGGTTGTAGGTATTTATGGTGGTAGATTTCAACCATTTGGCCCGCACCATAAAAAAGTATATGAGTGGATGAAAAAACAATTTGATGATGTTTATATAACTACATCAGATATTAAAAGGCCACCTAAACATCCAATGAATTTTAAAGAGAAGAAACGACATATGCTTAAAATGGGAATTCCTTCAAATAAAATTGTACAAGAAAAAACTCCGTATGTTGCAAAGAATGTATTGAAAAAATTTAATTCAGAAATTACTGCAGTTGTTTATGCGTTTGGTGCTAAAGATGCTGGTAGATTAAAAGGTGGTAAATATTTTCAAGATTATAAAAAGAATAAGAATAACATGAGTGGATTTGAAGAAAATGGATATATTATTACCGCACCACACGTTTCAATGAAAGCGGCAGGTATGGAAGTAAGTGGAACTGCTATGAGACAATTACTTGGATCACCAAAATATGCTGATGATAGAGAACGAAGATTTAAAAAGTATTTTGGGTATTTTGATAAAGGTGTTTATAATATGATGGTAAACAAATTTAAAAAATTATTTGAAGATTTTAAATTGAATGATAGTATAATAGAAGAGTTTTTAATTTATAATAATATAAATAAAATTATAAAAGAAGGAAGTTCAACTTTAACTTCACCAACAGATGATGGCCCCCCAACATTTTATAGAGGATTTAGTGATTATAAAGCAAATTCTAAAAAATGGATAGATTCATTATATATTGATAAGGGTTGGGAAATTATTGATTATATGTTGGGTAAACATGCACTTAATCCTGATTTTGATTATACATTAAAATATTCTATTGTACCTGCAGTATCATATGATAAAACTGAAAAATATAAAAAACATATAGAAGATGTAGTTTTAAGAAATTTAGGATATGAGATTATTAAATGGTTGGGGTTAACTGATACTGAAAAAGATGTAAAAGGAGTTGATGTTCCATCACCAGTATTACCTGGAGCAGATGGTGAAACTGAAAATACAGATTTAAAAGAAAGAATTAATTTAAATGAAGAAGTAAAATTAATACTTGAAGTAGATAGAATGACTTTAGAAGAAGGTGTTAAGTTTAATAACTTTTTAAAAGATTGGTCTAAAAAAGCAAAACAACCACTTAATAGAGTTAGAAAAACAATGATGAATAAGAATACATTTTCTATTGCTAAATTAAATGATTTTAGTGTTGATAAAGTATTTAAAAACGCTAAAAAGGGATATAAAAGAGCATCAATTGTATTTCATTATTTACCAGATAAATTAGCAAAAAAGATTCAAAATACAAAAGTAATGAAAAAGAAAGATGAGTATCTTAAACAAGCAGACGAGTTTTTGCAAAAACATCCTAAAACAAAGAAAGTAGTTATGATGGGAGCTGCAGCAACTGTAACTTATATGTGGACACAAATGACTTTCGTTGGAGAACCAGATTATGATTTCGATTTATCTGGTGTAGCAGGAGCAGCTGTTGGAGCTAAAAATTTAAAAGATTTATTTGGTGGTACTGAGGGTTCTAAATTTCTTACTTTATTCGTAACTGGAAAAGCTATGGGATTGACGATGCCGTATCCTGGTAAAACTATAGCTAAATTTGCAGTAGGTATATCTTATGGTGCTCGTAAATTATATAAACAAAAGAAAGCACAAAAAGCCGCTGATGTTGAAAAGAAAACGAAAACATCTGTACCAGATACAGTAAAAAATCCTAATCCAAAAGGTAGAAAGAAAACAGTTAGTCGTCAAAGTGCAGTTCAATGGGTAGCGAAAACTAAAGGAACTAAAGCTGCACAAAAATATGTAAGTAGTTTGTCTGAAATAATAAATTTAGATAAAGAAGTACAGTTACTTATTGAAGGTGGTGCATATGGGCACATGAATCATCCGTTTGATGATAAAAAACTTACATTTTCAGATTTAAAGAACATAATTATTATGGGATTGGGTGGTAAACTTAGTCGTGAAGATGGAGTTACAGAAAAACTTGATGGTCAAAATTTAATGATTTCTTGGGTAAACGGTAAATTAGTTACAGCTCGAAATAAAGGTCAATTGAAAAATTTTGGTGCAACAGCGATGGATATTAAAGGAGTTGCGTCTAAATTTACAGGAAGAGGTGATATTAGAGACGCTTTTGTTTTTGCCATGAAAGATTTAAATAAATCAATAGGTTCTTTATCTGATAAACAAAAGGAAAAGATTTTTGGTAATGGTAAAATATGGATGAATTTAGAAGTCATGTGGCCTAAGTCATCAAATGTAATAGACTATGATAAAGCTCAAATAGTATTTCATGGTACTCTGGAATATGATGATAGTGGAAATCCTATTGGACAACCGAAAGGGTCTGCAAGAATATTAGCGGGTATGATTAAGCAGGTTAATCAACACGTACAAAAACATTTTCAGATAGGTAAACCTCAGTTTTTAACAGTACCAAAAGTACAAGATTTTGGTAAAAAGAAAAATGTATATTTAAATAGATTAAAGAAATTACAGAATGAATATAAGTTAAAAAGTAATGATACTCTTGCAGTATATCATCAAAGGTTTTGGGAAGAGTTTATTTTTAACGCGTCAAAACAAATGAAGTATAAAATACCAAATAAAGTTTTAGTTAATTTAACTAAGAGGTGGGCATTTTTTGATAAGTCGTATAAGATACCAATGATGAAAAAGGATATAGATAATAAAAAATTTTTAGATTGGGCATTATCATTTGATAAAAATGATCATTCAAAATGGGTGAAACAAAATATGAAACCATTTGAAGTATTGTTTTTTGATGTTGGTGCTGAAATATTAAAAAATATTAGTGGTTATTTATCGGCGTCACCAAAGAAAGCTGTTCAAAAAATAAGAAAAGATATTATTAACGCGATAAGAACAGTAAAAAGTGGTGGAGATATTAAAAAAATAGAAACATTAAAACATCAATTAGATAAATTAAATAAAATTGGTGGATTGAAATCAATAGTTCCAACAGAGGGTATAGTTTTTAAATATAAAGGTAATACTTATAAGTTTACTGGGGCGTTTGCACCTGTAAATCAAATTGTAGGTTTGTTAAATTTTTAAGGAATGTTATGATTGGAAAAAGTAAAGAAGCAGAAAGACAGAATAATGCTTTAAAATCTATTTTAAAAGGTGAAAAACCAGAAAAACGTGTATTTTTTGGATATGAAGGTGATAAAAAATTAGCTAAAAAAGAATTTGAGGAAGCTCAAAGACAAATTGAAGAGAAATTAGAAGCAACTAAAGAAGCAAGAATGCCTTGGTTTTGTCCTGAATGTGATAAAGTTATGAAAAAACGTTTAGATAATAGAATGTGGTATTTATATGGTCATTGTTTTGATTGTCAAATAGATGTTGAACATAAAATGAAAATAGCGGGTGTTTATGATGAGTGGGAAGAAGAAAAGATAAAAACGAATAAATTAGCGTGGTTACAAGATAAAAAACAAGAACTTATAGAATTTAAAAAACAGAAAACTCCAACTTTTTATAATCAAGTTAGACCAGATGGTTATAGTGTAGATAAAGAAACTTGGAATATGGGTGTTGAAAATATTGATAAATTAGCAAATGAAGCACTTAAACATTTAGAAAAAATAGAAGAATCATTAAAGTAGTATATTTATATATAGGAGATTTTTAATATATGAAAGTAAAAGAGATATTTTTGTGGTTGGTTGGAATTGTTGGTGCTCTTTTTGGAATGTCAGCTGTTTTAGGAAGAAAAAATAGTACAAAAGTAAAAGAATTAAAAAAAGCTATTAAAAATAATGTTAAACAAGAAAAACAAGTTACACAAGAATTAAAAAAGTTAGAAACAAATAAAACAAGAAATAAAAAAGAAATAACTCAATTAAAAAGAAAATTAACAAAAACAAAAAAAGATATAACAAAAATGAAAAAAGATTTTGATAATGTAGACGTAGAGGACGCTACAGATTTTTTAAGAAATTTTTCTAAAAATAAATAGGAGAAAGTAAGTGGCTGAAACAAAACGAGGAGCTCATAATACAACCAATGTAGGAGTTCATACTACTACACCAGAAGTAAGAGCATTAGGTAAATATAATAAAGTATATAATGTTAGTGGTTCAGGAGATGGTGTTGCAACAGTATTTGAAGCTACCGCTTCAAACCGCGGTGCGAAAGCTTTTATTGTTAATACTGCTGGAAATTCTGTGATAACTACAACTCACGGTGGTTCATTAACAGCATCCAATTTGAATGCAAAAAGTGTGTATGAGATGTCTGTATTGAAAGTTTCTGGAAGTGGTAATATAGATTTATTATATTAATATGAAATATGTTTGGTTTATATTATTATTAACATGCTGTACTATAGGACAAACAACATTATCAGATGAAGAAATTAAAGGGATATATAAAAATATCAAATTACTTCAAGTTGAAAATGATAGTTTAAAACAAATTAATAATATAAATAATGTATTAATTACAAAATATGAAGTTCAAGCTAAAACAGACTCCTTATTATTAGTTAAAAAGAATGAATATATTGAACTTTTAAATAATAAGACAACTTTATTAGAAGAAAAAGTAAAAGTAGTTAAACCAAAATGGTATGACAATAAATATCTTTGGTATGGATATGGAATTTTTAGTATTGTTGTTCCAGTTTGGATAACAAGTCAAATACCAGGAATTTAAATGGAAAGAAATGATAAAGGTCAATTAAAAGACGCAATCAAATCAGAATATTTGAAATGTGCACAAGACCCAGTATATTTTATGAAAAAATATTGTATGATTCAGCATCCAATAAAAGGAAAAATACCATTTTATTTATATGATTTTCAAGAAAAAGTTATTGAAGATTTTATGCAATATGATTATAATGTGATTTTAAAAGCTAGACAATTAGGTATTTCTACTTTAACTGCAGGATACTCTTTATGGATGATGACTTTTCATAATGATAAAAATATTTTGGTTATTGCTACTAAACAAGATACTGCAAAAAATTTAGTAACAAAAGTTCGTGTGATGCATGCAAATTTACCAAGTTGGTTAAAACAAAAATGTGTTGAGGATAATAAATTATCATTAAGATATAAAAATGGTTCACAAGTGAAAGCTATTTCAAGTAGAGAAGAAGCCGGTCGTTCAGAATCTTTGTCCTTATTAATTCTTGATGAGGCAGCATTTATTGAGAGAATAGATTCTATTTGGGCATCAGCACAACAGACACTTGCAACAGGTGGTAGGTGTATTGCACTTTCTACTCCGAATGGTGTTGGTAATTGGTTTCATAAAACATGGGTAGACGCCGAAGATGGATTAAATAAATTTAATTTTTTAAGATTACATTGGTCATTACATCCAGATAGAGATGATGCATGGAGAAAAGAACAAGATAAATTACTTGGCCCTTCTATGGCGGCACAAGAATGTGATTGTGACTTTATTACTTCAGGTAGAACAGTAATTGATGGTCTTATAATTGAAGAATGTAGATTAGAATCTGTAAAAGAACCACTGGAAAAGAGAGGTGTTGATTCTAATATTTGGATATGGGAGCCTCCAAATTATATAAAAGATTATATAGTATGTGCTGATGTAAGCAGAGGAGATGGAACTGATTATTCAGCGTTTCATATAATTGAATTAGAAAAAGTTGAACAAGTTGCAGAATATAAGGGTAGAATCTCAACAAGAGATTTTGGAAATATGTTAGTTAATATTTCAAAAGAATATAATGATGCATTATTAGTTATTGAAAATAATAATATTGGGTGGGCAACTATTCAACAAGTAATAGATAGAGATTATGATAATTTATTTTATATGAGTAAAGATTTACAATATGTAGATACACAAAAACAAATTAATAATAAAATTAATAGAATGGAAAAACAACTTGTTCCTGGCTTTACAGTAACATCAAAAACAAGACCATTAGTAATTTCAAAATTGGAAGAGTTTTTTAGAGAAAAAGCGGTATTAGTACATTCGCAAAGATTAATTGATGAACTTTTTGTATTTATATATAATGGAAGTAGAGCTGAAGCTATGATAGGATATAATGATGATTTAGTAATGTCATTTGGTATTGGATTGTGGATTAGAGAAACGGCATTAAGATTAAGAGCAGAAGGCATAGAACTTCAGAAAAAAACAATGTCTGGTATAACATCTAATCAAGGTGTTTATATGCCAGAAAATAATGAAAATGATTCTTGGCAATGGGAAGTTGATAAGAAAAAAGAATCATTAGAATGGTTAATTAACTAAGAGGTAAAAAATGGCTGATAAAGATTTATTCAGTAGATTAAAAAGATTATTTTCTACAAATGTAATTGTTAGAAATGTAGGTGGTAGAAAATTAAAAGTTGCTGATACAAGTAGATTTCAATCTATAGCAAAACAAAATCTTATAGATAGATATCAGAAAATTTATACAGGTGCAGGTTTAAGCGGTTATACAGATTCTATGTTAACAAAGTCAATGAGATTGAATTTGTTTAAAGATTATGAATCAATGGATAGTGATGCAATTATATCTTCTGCATTAGATATTTATGCAGATGAATCTACGATGAAATCAGAGTATGGAGATGTTTTAGAGATTAAAACAGATAATGATAATGTTAAAGCTATATTACATAATTTATTTTATGATATATTGAATATAGAATTTAATTTATGGCCTTGGATTCGTAATATGTGTAAATATGGAGATTTCTTTTTAAAATTAGAAATTGATGAAAAATATGGAATTAAAAATGTAATACCGTTATCGGTTTATGATGTTGCTCGTATTGAAGGGATTGATGAAGATAATCCTCATTATGTAAAATATTTTTTGGAAACTCTTGACACTCAACATAGGTACTCAGCTGGTAATACAGCTCATCAAAAACAAGAATTAGAAAATTATGAAGTAGCACATTTTAGATTACTATCAGATTCTAATTATTTGCCATACGGTAAATCACAAGTTGAAGGTGGACGTAAAATTTGGAAACAATTAGTTCTTATGGAAGATGCTATGTTAATTCATAGGATTATGAGAGCACCAGAAAAAAGAGTTTTTAAATTAGATATTGGTAATATTCCACCAAGCGAAGTTGATAATTATATGCAAAAAATTATTAATAAGATGAAGAAAGCACCAGTTGTAGATACAGAGACTGGTGATTATAATTTAAAATATAATATGCAGAACATTACAGAGGATTTTTTCTTACCTGTTCGTGGTGGAGATAGTGGAACAAGTATTGATTCATTACCAGGTTTGACCTATGAAGCTATAGATGATATTGAATATCTTAAAAATAAATTGCTAGCGTCATTGCGAATACCAAAAGCGTTTTTAGGATTTGAAGAACAAATTGGTTCTAAAGCTACTTTAGCCGCAGAAGATGTTCGTTTTGCAAGAACTATTGAAAGAATACAAAGAATCACAGTATCGGAATTAACAAAGATTGCTATTGTTCATTTGTATGCACAAGGTTATCAAGATGCTGATTTAGTTAATTTCGATTTGGGATTAACAAATCCATCTACAATATATGAACAAGAAAAAGTTGAGTTATGGAATAATAAAACATCTTTAGCAGCGTCGATGGTACAAGATGGATTGGTTTCTTCAGAATGGATTTATAAAAATATATTTGGATTTACAGATGATGAAATGAAAGAATTAGATAATCAAATTGTATATGATTATAAACAAAAATTCCGTCGCGGTCAGATTGAAAATGAAGGAAATGATCCTGCAGAAAGTGGTGAAGCAACTGGAACACCGTCTGATATGGCAATGGGTAGAACTGGTCATGAGTTAGAAGATGAGGGTGGAAGTCCTGAAGGTGGACAAGAAGGAGCAGGTAGACCAAAAGAGGGCCCAAAGTATGGTAAAGATGGTTCTGCACGGGGTAGAGATCCATTAGGAGCTCATGATAAAAAGAAAGGTGCGAGTGGAAGTCCCAAATATGGTACTGCATATAAAGGCGGCAGTTCATTAGCTCTTGCACATTTAGACTTATTAAAGAAATCAATGGGTAAAAAGAACAGAGAAATCATAACTGAAACATCTGATGTGGAAACGGAGTATCAGAAGGAAATAACTTCTGTTAATAACGGTGATGAAGATGAATAAATATTGTATAACTTTATATTTATATTTGGGTAACTGTAATTACAAGATGATATGGAGTATTTTATAATGACTCGAAAACTAAAGCATTCTAAAATAAAGAATACCAGTATTCTTTTTGAATTGTTAACAAGACAAATAACGGCCGACGTTTTAAATGATAAAAAATCACAGTCGGTAGCGATAATGAAAAAATATTTTAATGAAAAGACTGAATTAGGTAAAGAATTACAATTATACCAAATTTTATCTGAAAAACATTATAGTACAGAAGATAGAGCGACACAATTATTGGAAACTGTATTAAAATCAAGAAAAAGATTAAGTAATACTGTACTTAGACGTGAAAAATATAATTTAATAAAACAAATTAAAGAAACTTATAGTGTAAATGATTTTTTTAATGGTCGTATTTCAAATTATAGATTGTTAGCGTCAATATATAAAGTATTTCAATCTGAAACATCTAATGATATATTTGATCCAGAACATACAGTTAATTCAAAATTTACT